ACGCCGGCACGTTCACCGATTGCGTAACCTCGAAGTCATTCACTACCGCGCCAGTAGCTCCAGATGCGAACTCGAGAAGGATGTCCCCGAGCGACGGGTCATCGAGCCGAACCATATCGACCATGCAGTTAGGCGCAGAAATATAACCCAGGTAACATGGCAGACCCTTCGAGCGGAAGTTACGCAGAACCGAGCCTCCGCCGTTCTGGAACAGGATTGTTGCCGTAGTCGTTACTGCGTGGTTGATACTCTCAACGTCCTCCACGAGCGTTCGACTGTTCGCATTAACAAATGCACAATTGTTTCCATCGCCGATCAGCCCTTTGATCTTCACCGGGCCTGTCGCTGCTGCGTGGACATACACGAGCGGTTTCGAATCCGAACCTGTCAGGTTGTTTTTCGCTGTGATGCCGTGAATACGTGCCGAAATTGCGCTCGCGTTGATGTCGATAATTCCGCGCGTCACACTCGACGTGTAGTCGTTCATCGCAACGTTATAGACTTCCAGAATCCCACCGTTATCCGTGATCGCGCCGAGAGTATTCGCGCTCAGGTCAACGTCATAGAGTTTAGCCGACGAGTTAGGCAGGACCAGCGAGAATCCATAGCCGGCGTTCCCTCGGCACGTCGTGTTGTAGAAGCGCGCGTCAATATTTCCCGTCTCGCTTGACGAGTTCGGCTCAACATCGATCCCTGCCTGAGGAGCCGTGCCGACCGCGCTGTTGTATACGCCGTCATAGTCACGGAACCGCACCGTGTTGATGAGCGACACGTTATTTCGATAGCAGTTTGACGCCGAGCATCCATAGAAACGAATGTCAGTCGGCGACGAAGCCAGAACCGTCGGTGCCGAGTTGTTGATGTAAAACCCGTCGCAGCACGCGTTGATCGACGTAACGCGCCGGAAACTCAGCCGCTGGCAGTTATCCGTGATCTTGACATTGTGGTTAGTCGATTCGAGAGGCGTACGGTTCGCGCGGTTCCCATCGATATTCAGATCTCGGATTTCGCCGTCTGTGCTTGACGTGAACACCAGCAGCAGCGTGCTGTTATCCATCGCAGCCTTAGCCTGAATCGTGGCGTTTTGGCCGTTGATGATGAATTTTGATGCGCCAGTAACGTTCAGCGTGCCATTAGCCGTGTAAGTTTTGTTCGGCGTGAACATGAGCTGGCGATTTGCTCCACCTGCCACCCATGCAAAAGCGTTGTTAAGCTGGGTCGTGTCGTCGGTTCCACCCGCCGTGAACTGCTCGACGTATTGCTGTTGTGCGCCGATACCGACCGCGCTACCTGCGCCACCAACAGGAGGAACCACCCATGTTCCATCTTCACGGAGATAGCGAGCTGTTCCAGATGTCGAGCCGGGATCAGGAACCTGGCCGGCAGCGTGCGAGGCACCAGAAGCGCCGAATACGGGGAGAGTCGGCAGATCGGTTAGCGCGAGCGTACGGAACGTTGGAGCCGTCGCACCGCCAGATGTTGGTCCAGCGAGGAATGCTTTTGCTGCCTGATTAGCCCAAGAAAGCGCAAGATTACCCGCGCCAGTCACAGGCGAGGCAGCAACGGAAAACTGCGACGGCGCAGTCAGTCCCACGCTCGTCACAGTCCCATTGCCCTGCCCACCGCCGCTGGGGACCATCGCGGCAACTTGTTCATCAGTCAGAATGCCGAGATAGCGACCCATTGTGGCGCCTTTAAATTAATGGTTGGTCCAGCTAAACGACCCGTTTGCGTTGGTGCACAGCACTTCGACGTACAGCGTACCGCCACCCGTCGCCGTCGCCGCATAGACCGGCGATGCTGCACCGTCCGTTTCGATCGCGACAAGACCAGCGCTCGATGCGTTGCAGGTGGGAAGCAAAGCGTTCGTGAACTTGGCCGGGATTGCGAGAACCGAGGTGGAGTTCTGCGTCGAGAGCGAACCACCGCAGAAAGGAAGCGCCGAACCGACCGACACACCCTTGCCGTCGTAATACGTCGTCCCTTGCAGGAAGTAAGTGCCGCACTGGGTGTTGATTGTCGAAAAGCCGTTGCTCGGGTTGAACTGAGCGAAAGCAGGCGTCGAGACAGCAACGCCGAACACAGCCGCCAGACATGTCAGGACGGCTGCAATAGCGAGATTGAACTTGCGCACGGTATTACTCCTTGGATTCGTTGATAAGTTTTTGCAGACTTTCGACGCCCATCTTGTGATGCGGATTCAGGCCGAGCGCTTTAGCCTCTGCCATCAGTGCATCACGCGGATTTTCCTCAACGCCAACAGCAGCCTTTTCTTCCTCTGCGTCGTTGACGATGATCTGTGAGCCGTCCGCGAGAGTTACCCATTTCGGGTATTCGACGTAGACGTAAGGCGACGTGTAGTTCAGACGGTTTTCTGCCTTGGGTTCGAAGGCAACTCCGAATGCACCCATGTTCCCACTCCTAAAAAACGCCAGGGGCGAACCCCTGGCTAATCCACAACCACACCGGAGGAGAAACTTACAGGGCGTCGGCGACGATACACGCCCACTCAGGACGGATCGCTGCGTAGCCGTATAGCAGATCCAGACGCGTGATCAGGTTATCCGACATGATGTCGTACGCCGTGATCATCCGCATCGAGACGTCATCGAAGTTCGCGCGAGCCGCTTCGACCACACCTTGCGTCGGCATTTCGAGATCAGCCGTCGCCAGCGTGAACGCTTCCGGGTAGTACGCCAGGTTCTGGCGGTACGAGGTCGAGGCCGGGAGCACCAGAGCCATAGCGGCGCCGTTAGCGGGCGAGGCCGTAACCGTGTTGAATGCGGCAGGTGCCGGCGTGATTGCCGGATAGATCGGAATCGAGGTCGCGCCGTTGGCTACGTTCGCCGTTACAACGAATTGCGCAAGCTGGCCGTACGATTGACCCGTCAGGCGGTTGATCGCGTTGACGCCGGCGAACGTGATGATGTCGCCTTTGTTCAGCGTGCCCGTGATCGCGTTCACCGTAATCGTATTGCCCGTCTGCCCTGCGCCGTTGACCGTGCCGCCAGCCGAGAACGTGCCGTTGGTATGAATCTGCGTCGTCTGATCCGACAGCCAGTCGAAGCCGAGGGTATCGGTCGTCAGCATGCCGGTTTCGTACTGGTCAGCGATTTTGCGCTGCGGGTTGAACAGTCCAGCCAGCGAGGTCACCGTACGCGCTTGCGTGATCGGGTCCATGATGATCTTTCGATCCATCTTCGGCGACAGGTTCTGATCGAGCACCGCGCCGGCCTGGAGCCAAGTACCTGCGTCGGGCGAGGCCGTAGCGTTCGATTTCGACACGATATTGCAGCTCGAAGCCGCGACGTTCATCAGGTCGTTAGCGACGTATGCAGCAAGACGGTTCACAGCCGGAGCAAGGATACGCTCGCTGTAGTCGTCAAGGCTCATCGTGCGCTCAGCCGTACCGAACGAAACCGGAACGTTTGCCTGCGTAGCGACGGTAAGCGACGTGTTTTGCTCGTTCGTGCCTTGCGGGGTGATTGCCGGGCCAGTGTTGACCACGTAGTCGTTCGGCAGGCGGATACGAAGCGTGTTGCCGATCTTGGCACCGCTTCGTGCGAATTGGTCGTCATATTGACGGTTCACCGAGCGAAGAAACGCGTTGGTCTGCGTGAACAGACGAACTGCTTCGTTGGTGATCATGTTGATAGTAAGAAGCGAGTTAGCCACGTTTAAAACTCCATAGGCGAAAACAAGGAATGCCATTGCTGGCGGTTCTTTGTCCCTGCCCTGCGGAGACATGCTTAACGGGCCATACGCTCGATTACGGTTCGGCTAGACCTGGAATTAGGCCCTGCAAAGGTCCACGGGGGAAGCGCTGGCGGGGGAGCAGGCGTCTCGATGTGTGAACGGACCTTTTGCAGGTAATGAGACGGTATACTGATATTGAGAAAATGTCAATATGTATGGTGACATGCCGCGGATTCTGCGCTAGAGTGTTGTCGTTTGGCAAACACAACAACCGGAGAACGTATGCGTTACATCATCACCATTGCGGCTTTGTCTGCACTTCTATCCGCTTGCGAGAAAGACCCTGAATCCACCAGAAACGCGGGCAAAGGATTCGACGTAGAGAAACTATTCACGGTAGATAACTGTACTGTTTATAGGTTCTACGACGCCAGAACGGTCTATTTCACCAACTGTAATGGATCTACCCAGTGGCAAGAAGGATGCGGAAAGGCATGCACTGAAGACGTTAATGTCAACGGAGGCGGGCAAAATGATCGGAATTAACAAACCGCACATCAGGCGGGTTTTCCTGTACGGCGAGTGGTATTGGGCATGCGCGAAACGGGGGTGGATGGGTGCCGGATACGGTTCGAAGCCAGAAAAAGCCTATGACGACTGGAAGAAATGGTTTGATAGGGGGATTGACAGGGGGCTCTAGCGTTGTAGAATCATAAACACCCACAACGGAGAAACAAATGAAAACATTCGCACTATGGCTTTACGGAGTCACACTCCTACTCTCTGTCTTCCTTGGTGGCCCTGAGAACTTCACTTTTTGGGCACCGGGACTTCTTCTTTTTGCAACCATGTTTCTTGGCATCGTGTACGCGTTCCTGCTGCTCTTCCGGGGCGTCGGGTCAGTCAAGACGCAGGTGAAGGAACATCGCGAGCACGGGAGGTGGATTCTGTGAATCTGTATCTGATCTGGCAGGACGAGAACACCGGATATGACACATATGATTCCGCCGTGGTCGCCGCCAATAATGAAGAAGAAGCCCGCAGAATGCACCCGAATGGCGGATGGGAATCCGATTTGATTTGGGGAACCTGGGCGTCAAATCCGGATCATGTGAAGGTGCGATATATCGGGGATTCTGCGCCACAGAATGGAATAGAGCCGGTATTCATCTGCAAGTCATTCAACGCCGGATGAAACAAGGCCCTCACTTCGAGGGCCTTTTCTTTTACCGCCGCGTCTTCCGGTTGCTCGACCGCCACTTCATCCAAGCCGCCGTATCGCTCGGATCTGGTGCCGATCCATCGCTTGCACCTGAGCCGTCGATCGTAGTAGCCGGAGGCGGTGCCTTGCTGACCTGCTTCGACAGCGCCTTTGCAGCCTTGGGTGCCATCTTGGTCAGCTCGACCGCCATCTGCACCGGGTCCATCGACATCACGCGCATGGCATCGTTCAGGTTCTCTGCCTTGCCCAGGTACGTCACGAGCTTTTCAGCGCCTTCGACGCTCGTCAGCACCTTCAGGAACTCGGGACCGCCTACGCCTGCCATCTGGAGGTTCTGGACGGACTTCTCGTAATCGTCGCCGAACTCCTTCGCACCTGCCGCGTTGATCTCAGCAATCCGGCTATCCATCGTCTCCACCGACCGACGCTGGTTCAGCAGTGCCTCAGCGCGCGCATTCACGAGCTGCTCGAAGTTTGGATCGTGCCGGGCGATCTGTTGCTCGCCTTCGACCTGCTGAGTAGCCGACGAACGCAGTTGTGCAAGTTCTGCCTCAAGACGCGCTGCACGATCTTCAGCCGCCCGACGAGCCGCCGTGATCTCCGAGATACGCTTTGGCACCCACGAATGGTCGGGCTGCTTGGGCACTGCTTCCTGCTGCTCGACTGCCTCTACGGGCGTATCCGTCGTGATTTCCGTTTGTGTGGCCTGGATGTCGCTCATTGTGGTTTTGCTCCGGTCATGTTGTTAATGGCTGCGTCCTTCTTGTCCTGCAACTCCTGCTCTTTCAGTGCGTCGATAGGCTGAAGCACGTTCTGGATTCCTGCCGAGTAGACATTGGCCGGGTCAGCGTTGTCGGGCTGGATGCCGGCATCAGGAGCGTATGCGCTCATCGTCTCGGCGATCAGCTTGCGAATTATAGGCTCCAGTGCATCCTCAGTCATCATTGGCGCCATCAATTTCAGACGATCCGTCTCAGCCTTGTATGCCTCGCGCGTGGCCTGATTGTCGTTCTCCATTCGCAGCGCCAGGTGATTCAGTGCGTCCATGTCTACGCGCTTCTGCTCAAGCATGCGCTGTACTGACTTATCCTGCAATTCAGCCTGTAGACGTTGGAGCTCCTGCATGAGGATCTGGTTGTGCTGCATGAGTTGCTGCTCTTGCGGCGATGGCTGCCCGCCCATGACACCCGGATTAACCGTGCTGATCCAGTTGCGCATGCGCTCCTGCAGCTCGTCCGCGTTAGGGAAGTCAGCCGCGCCCATGTATAGGTCACCGATCACCGGAGCGAGGCTCATATTGCCCGCCAGCAACTCCGTCATG